TGACAGCATTAACCCGACCACGTATTCAGAGAAAAATACGTAGGCAGTCAGTCCTTAGTGATATAACTATCAGAGATTTCTCTGGTGGGTTGAATGTTGCTGACAATGATTTAAACCTTACTACTAAGTTTGCTACAATATCACAGAATGTTATTCGTGCAGTTGATGGATCACTTACTATTCGTCCTGGCACAGAGTTATTCTCTGATGTAGTTGGATACATGGACTCCATTATTAATATGGAGTACTTTCGCAATCATATCATAGTAGTTGGTAACAATGGTAAGGTTGTTAGAGTAGATGGATTAGGAAATGTTGTAGAGATTTGGTCTGATGATTGGGCAGATAACTTAGCTGGTAATCCTACTGGATGGGATGCAACTACTTTCTGTTCATTTGCTAGGTACAATGGTAGTCTTACTATTCATAATGGAATTAATAAGCCTATTAGTGTAGAGCCTGATCTATCAGTAACATACGTACAAGATAGAGCGATAGGAACCAATGCATTTACACCAGTGGGTAGGTACTCTCATACACAAGGTAGGTACTTGGTTATCGCAGGTGATCCTGATGCATCTAGTACTATTCACATTTCTGGGACTGATACTACTACATTCGTCGGTGACTCTCTTACTGATGCTGTGTCTATTGATCTCGGCAGTCGTGTCACAGTGGGTGAAGTTGAGATTAAAGGTATTGGAAGCTACCGCAATCAGCTTGTAGTTGTCTTTGAAGAGATGATACTTCCATTAACATTAGGTGTATTTAGTGGAGATGATCATTCTCCTACATTTGGTGATGAAATAGAAGAGTCAGGAACTATAAGTCATAGGACACTTCAATCAGTTGGTGATGATCTCCTATTTGCTGATTTGAATGGGGTATCTAGTGTTCGTAGAGCAGCACTAACTACATCTATTAAATCAGAGAAGTTCTCACATCTAATTGATCCATTACTACAAACTACTTTCGATAATGTAGTAGATAGTGATGATGGTATTCTAGTTGCAGAGGATGAAGTATTCTCTGTCTTTGATACACAAGCAGGTAACTATATGCTGTTTGTGCCTAATGAGATTGGGAATATTACAGAAACAGTATGCTATACATTCAAGAAGATTGATAAGTTAAAGATAGCTGCATGGACTGAATGGAGAGATTGGAACTTCAAGGCTGCATGTCGATCACAGTTGAAGAGAGTATTCTTTGCAGATCGTAAACGTCCTACTCTTATATGGAGAATGGGAGAAGAGCATCATAAGAATGTAACTGATTCAAATAACATCTCTGTAGATTATAAGGGATATGAAGAAACATTCTCAGATGGTACAGCTTTCATCGATGGACATGGTTGGACACCAGTAGCTGATATAGAAAAGTCAGGAGTTCCTATTCGTTGGACTTGGGAACTTCCTTGGTCAGATAATGATACAAGATTCAATGTTAAGTCTTCTAGATACATTAACTTTGATACACAAGGTGAAGGACGATTTACTTGTGATATGTTTGTAGATAACATCTATGATGACAGACAGTTCTTAGGTGAGACATTCTCTGATGGAACATTGTTTACAGATAGTCTTGGTTGGATAAAAGAGTCATTAGTTCCAACTTTAACACAGAGCTTTGCACTTGGAGACTCTCCTGGGTTTGGTAGAGATCAATATGGTAGGTTATTCGGTGGTGGTAGACCTACAAGAACAGAGAAGTTATACGATTGGTCTACGACATATAAGCTATTCAAACTTCGTCTAAGTGGTAAAGCAATTAAGCCAATGAGGATAGTATCTATATCATTGGCTTACTCTACAGGAAGTATTAGGAGGTAATATGGCTTCAGCAGTTGATACAAGTTTTCCCCCTGAAGATGAGCAAGTAAGTAAGGGTGATTTTCGTGCTCAAATGCTAATCATATCTAATGAGATTACAGCATTACAAAGAGATACAGATCTACCAAATAAGATAGCATTTGGTGATGTAGCTATCGCAACTTTATAGGTTTAATATGTCTGATAAGATTGGTGTTCTAGGTGAATCAACTACTGCTACAGTAGCTACTACAACTGTCTACACATGTCCAGCTTCTAAGGCAGCTAAGATCAGTCTTATGTGGACTGGTCTGGCTCATGCAGCTAATAGTACAGGTGATCTAACTATTACTGTTAATGGAGTGAATGTAGCTGTAATCCTTAATATGACAGCGGCCAACTACATTCTTAGTAGTACTGCTAAATTGAATGAAGGTGCACAAGTTGCTGCTCCTGACGGTACTTCTGAAGCTAATACTGTAGGGATTGCCCCACAAGTCTATTACTTGTCTGCTGGTGATACTGTAACATATACTATTGGTACAGATGCTATGCAGTCAATGAATATGCAAGTAGTAGGTACAGAGATTGATGTCTAATGGTTACAAAGACTTCTAACTTCAAATTTAATCTAATTACGTTAGATGATACTCCCTGGCATGAATTCGATCATGACAACTGGAGGATCATTGATACTGTACTAGCAAAATTTGTTGCTATTGTTAATCTAGTCGGGGTATGGGACAACTCTTTAGCTATTGCTGTTGGTGAGCGGCATATAGATAGAGAGGCTGGAACTATATGGACTGCTTTAGTAGCTCACACAAGTCCTAGTACTGGTACATTTGCAGAAAGTAGAGAAGCTATCCCAAGTAATTGGGAATTGTTCTCTTCCATTGATGCAACATTTGCAGGTAATTGGGTAACTAATACTAGTTATGCTCAAAACTCCTTTCTTGTTGATGCAAATAGATATGGAGTTACAGTTGCTACCTATACATCCTCTGATAGTTATGATACTGATGTTGTTAACGGTAATATCATTACTCTTATCGATGTTGCTCAAGCTGTAATAGATGCAGAAGCTGCGGCAGTATCCGCTGCGGCTAGTGCAGCTACAATTAGTTTGCCTTTAGCTGTTGCTTCTGGTGGTACAGGAGGAACAACTGCTGCATTAGGTAGAGCTGGTTTAGAAATAGATGGTGCGAGTAATAAGATTGCATATGGAGATCTACCTACTGGTACAGAGGGTGGAGGATTAGTATTTAATAGTAGTGGAATTCTTTCTGAACAAATTCAATTTTCTACTGGAGATGTCAAACTTACTTTAAAGACTGCTGCTGATACTGGTTGGGTATTGTTTGACGATGGTAATATAGGTAATGCATCATCAAGTGCTACTACTAGAGCTAATGCAGATACAGAAGATCTTTTTACACTCCTTTGGACTAATACAATTGATGCTAACTGTGCTGTTAGTACTGGTAGAGGAGCTTCTGCTGCTGCGGATTATGCAGCAAATAAGACTATAGATTTACCAAAAGCATTAGGTAGAGCATTAGCTACATATGGTACTGGTTCAGGATTAACTGCTAGAGCTTTAGCAGAAACATTGGGTGAAGAAGATCACGTACTGCTTGAAGCGGAGTTGGCCTCCCATGCCCATGGGCTACCTCACGGTAGTAGTCCGGGGGCAGGCCCTACCGTTCAGGAAAACACCACGAACACCACTACCACTCCCGCCTCTAATTCAGCCGGTAGCGATACGGCCCATAATGTAATGCAACCTACACTATTTCTTAATACAATGGTGAAGCTATGATTTTTAGAGACTTTGATGGGAAGATCATTGTAGGTAACTTCCGTTGTACTACAGCACAGTTTGCAGTAATTGAAACTGATTATACAGGTTTGCCTTTTGATATAGCTCAACGAGATTATAATACATCATCTGGTAGGCATATACTTAAAGATACGCAGAACAAACAACTTGCTGGTGAACTTCCATATCCTCTAGGGGATACTATTATTTCTAGACAAAGCACATACCAAGCACTACTTGATGCAGCATTTCCTGCTCCACCTATTCCTCCACCTGATCCAAAGAGAAAAGCTCCATCAATTCCATCAGGTAATAGTGTTCCACAAATGCGAGCCGAACTAGCCTTACTTCGACAAGTTTTAATTGATGCAGGATATCTAGATGAGTGAGTACAATGAGCGTTGAACATGACGATATAAAAATAGAAGTAGCAAAGTTATCTACTAAGTTAGATGAGAGATCAAAAAGTACAGATGCTAGAAATAAAGCTCTAGATAATATAGTGAAGGAAATTAAAACAGATTTCATCACACTTCGACAAGAGTTTGCATCTATCAAGGATGATGTAAGTGCTATATCAGGTAGCTTTAAATCTATTAAATGGATTATAGGTATTGGTGCTACTGGTACTGTATCATTACTTGGTGGGATACTAGTGAAGCTATCAACGTAAACAAAGGAATATACAATGGGATTTTTTACTAAACGATCTAAAGAAGCTTCTACTTGGGGTGGGCTAGGTATGGCTGTATTCGGCTTCGGACAGATGTTCGATGCTAAAGAAGCTCCAGCCATTGCTACTGCGGTTGAGCAAGCAGGTACAGCCTTTGCAAGTGGAATGCCTTGGTGGCAGGCAGTACTGCTAGGAGCTACTGGTACTGCAATGGCCTTTAAGTCTGACGGCGACAAAGGATTTTAAGATGGGAAAGCGTATCAAAGCTCTAAGAGGTATATCTAAGACCTTTGGTGAGGCTCCTAAAGATCCTACTGAGAGGTTTGTTGGATTGTTTACACATTTCTTAAACAATCATAAACCTACACAAGAGGATAGAACTTCAACGAACTTAACAGGTAAAGCTAAGTTTAGTCCAGAAGAACAGACTATGCTTAGTAAGGCTTTTAAACGTATGCCTCCTGAGAGTCAGCAGAAGTTTGTTCAAAGTATGCAAGGTAAAAGGCAACAGTAATGTTGTTACTACACTATTACCAGTATGGATTAGATCCAGAGAAGTATATCCAACAGAAGTTTGGTGGAGTATGCTTCTATGGTGAAGATGATGAAGATGCTGATTTTGGTAGTCCTGATGATGCTGTAGATGATCAAGGTGAAGCTGATGCAGGAGACGGATCAGGTAGTAGTGGAAGTAGTGATGATGACTGGGACTTTAATGAAGAAGCAACTGAGGCACTCAATAAAGATGAAGAAGAGCTTTCTGAAGCTGATCCGGGAGAGTTTGGTTTTGGTGAAGGTGCTTCTACCGGAATCAATGCTGGCTTTGGCAGCTTTGGATTAGGCCCTGACTTTGATTTTTCATCTGACTCCTTTGACTTTAGCTTTGGTGAATTTAGTATTGCAGACTTCTTACAAGGAGCTGCTATTGCATTAGGTGCTATTGCTTTTGGTCCTGTAGGAGCGTTAGCTGTATCAGTATTAAGTGATTTTGCTAGAGGAAGAGACTTTAGTACAATTGCAGCTAGAGGATTAGGAGCCTTTACTGGTATCCATGGAGCAGCTTCTTTAGCTGAGAAGTCTGGACTAGGACGAGCTATTAGTGACTTTACTCCTGACTCTATTCAAGGAGCAATCAACTCTTTATCTAGTAGAGCAGGAGATTTCTTTAGTCCTGTTGGAGATGTATTTGATAATATAGATGATCAGGTTAATAGTCAATTAGGCAGTTTAGAAGATTCTATTAATGACTTATTTGGTGGAGGATTTGGCACTGTTGACGCAACTCCTGAAGCTTTAGGAGCAGAGTTTGATTCAGAAGGTGATGCTCCAGATCCTTTAGGAGAAGCAAAGCAAACTAGATTAGAATTACTTAATAGCTTACTTGCACAAGTTCGTGGTGATGCTATTAACCCAGGAATTAGTGCTCAAGAGTTTCAAGATATTATTCGTAGTGGAGTATTAGGAGTTAACTTTGCTCTGCCAGCAAACATTGAAACACAAGAAGGTGTTGATCCATTACAGAATATATTCGATACCTTTGGTGACTCTTCAACACTTGCTCAGCAATTCTTAGATATAGAAAGTAGCCGTAGAGGTAATGAGTTTGCTGACTCGAATAATCAATTCTTTCAAGACTTACTCAATGAAGACTTTGACAGAGAACAGTCTATTGATAATGTCATTGCAGGACTAAAGGCTCCCTTTGCTAATGATGTAGCAACTCAGCAAGCTAGAGGTAACTTAAATGCCTTTGGTGGAAAGACTGCTAATCAATTCATATTAGATCAAGAGCAGAGAGCTAGGGCATTTGGATCAGAGTTCGATGGATCAGATCTATTTAGTAACTCTTTACAAGATATTGAAAGTAGGGCTGATGAAGCAGCTAGAGGATTCCAACTAGGACAACCAGACTTTGACTTTACTCCCTTTGAACAAGAGGCTACATCAGCTAGAGACTTTAGACCTTCACAATTTGAAGATAGTTTCCGTACTGCTGTAGAAGGGCAAGGCTTCTTTCAGCCCGGTGGAGTAAGTGCTGGAGCAAGTCAACAAGGATTAGTTCCAGGAGGTTCTGGTAATTCAAGAGGTGGAGTTTCTCCAGTAGTAGGAGCCTTAACTGGTGATGAAAGAGGATTGAATGAACAGAATAGGTTCCGTAGTAATAATCGCGGACGTGGTAATACAGGAAGTGGAGCATTTTAATGGGCGGACTATTTAGCACATTTAAGGATGTATTTAAAGGTGTTACTAGTGGTGACTATGGTTCGGCTGGTGCTAAGGTAGTAGGTTCACTCTTTGGTGATAATGCTAAGCGTGATGCTAACCAAGGAACGATTGAACAGATACTAGCTGACCGTGCTCAAGGTGCTGGACCTAGAACAGATGCATTTGGTAATGTAATCAGTGCTAACAACGTACAGGTTAGTGAGAATACACAGCCTATCATTGATGCTATTAGTGGAGCAAATAGGTCTGCTAATGCTGGAGTAGATGCATTTAATACATCAGGTTTCTTTGGTGGTGAAGAAGGTAGTAACAATCCATTTAATAGGACTAATGCTACAGCAGCTATCGAAGGAGATAACCAAAGATTACAGGATGCCTTTATTAATCCTGCACTAGATAGGTTTGCTCTACAGAATGTACGCTCAGGTAAAGGGCCAGAGACTAGTAACTTCGGCTCAGGTGTTCAGGATGAAGTTAACAGGCTAATTAGTTCATTCAAGATTGGAGATGAACAAGCTATCAATGACTTCATTATAAAGAATACTCTTGGCACAGCAACAACTGCTGCAAACTTTGCTAATACAGCTAGTCAAGGTGTGCCGAAGCCTGGGGTTGATCCTAACTTTACTAACTTATTAAATGCTACGCAACTTCCTGCTCAAGATCCAAACAACTTAATATCTATTCTAGCTAATGGAGCAGGTAGGTTGATTGATCGAGGACAGAATAATGTGCAAAGAGATGCAAACAATGATCGAACAGATGCACATTTTAGGTTATTGTTAGAAAGACTAATAGGTAATAGTAGTCACAAAGCAACTGATCCATACTCAGGATCAGATGGGGAGATGTTCTTTTAATGCCTGAATATAATCCCTTTGCTCCTCTAGAACAACTAGGTACACAGAATGCAGCGGATAGAGCTGCTAATCAAGCTCGTAGTAATCAGCTACAAGACTTTGGTTTGAAGGATCTTCTCTCACAGATTGCTACTAAGAATGCAACTGAAGCAGCAACAGTTAAGTTTGGTCGTGATCAGGCAACTGCTAGAGCATTGGCAGCATCTGATCACAAGAAGGCTACAGATGTACAAGCTTTAGATAATCGAGGTAAGCTTGCTGTATCAACACAACAAAGTAATAGCAAGTTGCAAGAGGTACTTGCTGGACTTGGTATCGCGGCTGATCCAACAGGACAAGGTGGACAAGCAACGAACCAGCCTCATGTACAAAATGCATTAGCACAGATACTTCAGAGTAATCTTGGAGAAACTAATGCTAATGCTGCTGCAAAACGTAAGGCTGCTGGACAAGGGCCAATTATTCCTCCAAGTGGTTTACCACAATCAGGTCCAGGATCATTACCACCTCTATTTTCTGTACCTTCTACTAGTGCAGATGTTAAGCCTGCTATTACTAGTGTGAATACTGTTGTTAATGGTAATGAAAGTACTGATGGATCAACATTAACTACCTTCCCTCAAGTACCAAATAGAGATGGTACAAATCTTGTTCCAGCGAAAAGCGAAGTTACTAAGTCACGAAAGAGAACAAAACAAGATAAAGTAAAGACAAATAATTTCGCTGCTCAACCAACTTCGAATGCACAAGATCAGTCAGTTGCTAACTCTGCATTAGCTGCTCACTCTGCTAGGCTTGGTAGACGGATACAGCCTACTGATACAGTTGGGACAATTACAACTCTTCCTGATGGTTCTAGGTTTGTACCTGTATGGATAACACAACCTAATGGATCACTTAAACCTACAATATTACAAGTACCTTAATGCCTAATCCATTTGAAAAGGGATCAATTAAAGAAGCACTAGCTAATGATAGTACAGGTAAGCTAGCATTAGGACTTGCTACAATAATATTTGGTCCAGATAAGACTACTAAAGAAAATGTAGAATCACTAAAGCAACTAGCTCTAGGGGCAAGTGATCAAGTAACAAGCTTGCCTGCTATGGGTGGTGCAGCATTTGAAGGGGTAAAGTCTGTACTACCTCCATTGCATAGTGCTGATCAAGCCTTTAGTGATCCAAACTCCTTTGTAGATAATCTACTTGCTAACCCTGCTGTACAACTGACAGGTAAATTACGTAAAGGTGCTAATGAATTACTAGGTACTGGAGAGGCACGGACCCCAGGAGACTCCTTCCTTCGTAATGGTATTGGAGCAAATACATTACCTCTACCTGTTAACAAATTTACTGGCCCATTACTTAATAGTCCTCATATAGCAGCAAAACTTGCTCGCATTGCTACACCAGTTACTAAAGCTAATGATCCTGCTCGCATGATGACACAGCAAATCTTTGGTGGGTCAATAGATGCAATTGCTAATGAAGTAACTAATAATCCTGCTGCTATTAGTAATACTCCTGCTGGTAAGATCATTGGTGACATTGATCTAGATAAAGACTTTAGCTTAATTCCATCTGCTTCAGCACAGCAAGTACCACAAGCTATTGATGATGTAGAAGTAATTGGATTAGATGGTGCTCCCGTCATTCCTCAGTCAGTGTTTCCACCTAATACCGGAATACCTGATCTACCTTTTGCTGATCCTGAAGTTGTACCACTAATTCCACAACAAGAGTTAAATGATGCTATCACTAACTTAGAGGATCAGACACGTAGAGCAGAGCAAAACCAGACAGTAAAGGATGTAGGTAAGACTCTTATTGGTATTGGTATTGGTGCAGGAGTCCTTCGATATAGGAAGAGACAACTCATACAACATCAGAAGAATGCTGGTGTTACTGGAGCTGGACCTATACAAGATACTCCTGCTGATGCACACATACAAGCTATACTTAAAGACAATGGTATCATTGATCATGTAGTTACCGGTGCTCCAACTGCCTCTAGAAATGCAGCTAACAAGGGATTAAATAGAGTTGATGAGTTAATAGGTGATGGAGCTATTGTACTCAAAAGACACTTAAAAGAACTTGGTTATCCAGATGATGAGATTGATAGTCTCATGGGTAGTAGCAAGATGAATCATCTTGGGATAACAGGACACTTCTTTAGGACAGGAGAATTAGGACAAGATACTGGCATTAAGTTGCCTGCTCTATTAGATATGGATAATGATTTACTTGTATTAAGTAGGACAGGTAAAGACAAGTTATACAATGAAACTATGGTTGCTATGGCTGAGCTATCTAATCGTAAGAGATCAGGTGGTGTGCGAGTAGGACTATGGGGAAGGGACCAGAAACCTGTAGGTACTGAGCAACTAATTAAAAAGATTGAGAAAGGTTTAGGTGATCCAGCAGTCAATGATCTCATTCGTAAAACAAATGAGTGGACTGATGGAATGCTTGAGTACTTACATAAGAGAAAGTTACTTACTCCTGCACAAGCAGAAGAGTTTAAAGAGTCCCATACTGTTGCAGGTATGAGGATGTACTTGCCGATGACTGAACAGAAGGGCATGGAAACTCTTACAAAGAAGATGGCTAATATAGTTGGGCCAGATTCTACTGAGGGACAAGAGCTTATAGGTCTATCTAATATGTATGCACGTTCCAGTGAGTTTGCTGGAGGTGTAAAACATCCTATGGCTCCTATGAAAGCTATGAAGCTATATGCTATTAGAATGATTGAAGCTTCTAATAGAAACCTTCTTGCATATGAAACATTAACTAGACTATCAAATCTTAAGACTACTTCTGGACCAACAGGTGTAAGTCTCGAACGTGTACAGAGGCAAGGAACACTTAGAGTTCCTGCAAAGTCTGCGGAAGATGCTCTTAAAGAATCAGATCAAGATGTAAGATATATTGGTAAGTCTGTTGTTGATGAAGATGGCAGTTCATCTTTTCAGTTTGGTGTTAATGGAGTAGTAGATGATAAAGAGATAAGAGAAATGTTTACTCTTAACTCTGCGGGTAAGCCATTAAATATTGATCTTGCTGATAATGCTATGAAGAGTAGTAATGTTATCAGCGTAATGCATCAAGGAGAGATTCATAGATTCTTAGTTAATGATCACAGCCTACGTGCACAATTGTTTGCTCCAACTCCTAGACTTCAAAAGTTTTATAACATATTGAGTATGCCTAAAGCTATTGGACAATCACTTACTACTGGTAAGTTTAGTCCCTTTCAGCCTACTGCTGTAGTATATAATATTCTTAATGCTTCTAATGTATTAGGGCTTGGTAGTTTTACAGGACTTACTAAGAATAGTATGTTTGGTATTATGACACTACTTAAGCAGGGTGCAGCAGAAGAAGTAGGTACATATACTACACAGAAGATTGCAGCAGATTCAGGTATATGGAAATATCTATCTCCTGATATGAAACATGCAATACAGCAGAAGTTAACTGATGCTGCCGGAGACTCTATGATTAAGAGTATTCGCAGAGAGCAAGGTAAGTTAGCAACTGGTTTAGATATGTCAGGTAAAGTTAAGTTTCAAACAACTGGTCAGATCATGCGAGAGTTTGCTCCAGACTTTAATAAATTTTTTGGTGTAGATCAAATGCATCTAGCATATAGAATGCTTGGAGTATTTAACAATGCTATGCATCAAGGTACTGCTTTTGGCTTAGCTCAGAAGATGATCAATGATCTTGGACATGCTCCGTCACCTAAAGAGATTAGAAAGATCTCACAACAAGCTGGTGATATAGTAGGGGATGTTAACTCACAAGGTACTGGTAGGTTAATGGATTTAGTCCATGCTACAGTACCATACTCTGAACCTACTATTGCTGCATTCCGTGTACTAGGTAGAGCCGCTGCACGTAATCCTAAGAAGTTTGCATTAGCCTATGCAACATATATAGGTGTGCCTACTATGACCGAACAGGCATACTTAGAGACATTGGATGAAGCTGGCATAACTTATACAGATCCTGAGACTGGTGAAGTTCTTTCTTATAAGAAATGGTTTTGGGATAACCTATCTGATCACAGGAAGATAGCTTCTTTCTATGTACCTATTCCAGGTAAGCATCCTAGAGATGGGCTGTTATTTCCTACATCTCCTGAGTGGGGACCAGGTAGGGGATTCTTATTAGACTCTGCAAATGCTATGCTTAACTTGTCAGGTGATCAAGATGAAGTAGATATAGCTAATCCACATAGAGTACATATGAGAGCGGGACTTGCTCGGATGTTTGGTATTCCTATGCCCACTCCTCTAGCAATTGGACTAGGTACAGTAGGATTAGAAGGCAGTCTTGGACCTAACTTTCGTTTCTCTAATAATCCTAGTGATCCAGAAGGTGAAACAACTTTCTTTAATATTCGTGGTCCGGGTAAGGGACAGACTGTTACACGGTATGGTGATACAAGAAATGTAAATGATGCAGTAGATCAAGAGTTATCTATCTTACTACGTTCATTATTCATGGGTGGAGAACGTTTGATTGCAGGATTTGCTGATGGATTTAAAGCAGGAGCAGAACCAAGAATTGAAGGCACTAGTACAGTTGAAGGACTTAAGTTTGGTCTTCAAGGATTGGGCCATGAGTTTGTAAAGAAAGCTCCATTCCCATTGAATCCTCTTTGGCCTAATCAAACTGTTCCACGTAGTAAGACTAGTAGAGATGTACATGCAGCTACATCTAATATGCAACTAGTTGATAAAGACTTCAAGGTAAGACAGACTGATGGACAAGCTTCAACAGATGGTAGACCCTTTTCTGCGGAAGTTCCTGTTACACAAGATCCAATCTATAATCTTGCTCAACCACATATTAATTTTGCATTACAATCTATTCGACCAATGCAAGAAGAGATTGCAGTACTTGAGAAGAATATACGTATCATTGGTAACTCATTCAAGGATATCAATGGAGAGAGGCTTACACATACAGAGCGTACAGCAAAGATAGATAATTATACGATGGCAATCAATGCTAAGATGATTGAGATTAAGTTAGAAATTAGTAGACATCAAGAAGCTGCAAGAGAAGAGATGGCAGGTCATGGACTTGAATGGACAGGTAACTTCTCTACACTTAAGCCTAGAGCGTCGGCTCCGAGAGAATCGATAACACCTTCTGAGTTACTCCCGCCCCCTCAATAGATCTATTAGCTCGATAGTGTTTGCCTCCTCTAGGCTTCTCAAACATTTGTATAATTCCAGCTTCATGAAATAGTTTCATCATAAGTTTATAGTCTTCTGCTGATACAGCTTGCCGTATCTTTTTGTATAACTCAGTATGTCCTAGTCCATCCATGCCTGCTTTAATTAGGTGCTTGCGTACTAGATCGATACCATTACCCATCTTAGATACATAGCTTACTCCATCACCAAAGATTAAGTTGGCTTTAGATTTAACGTCACTGATAATTCTAATTGCGTTTCGGATATGTTTACTTTGCACTTCGTAGGTTCGATCATTAATGCAGAGGCATGAGGCAAGACGCAAGATATGATCATCCTCTCTAGCTTCGAATGACGACTGGAACGCATCTGAGTTGTGATCCCTTTTATTGTACCAATTAGAAAGTACTCTAATGCCTGAGGGATTGACCTTGATGGGACCAATTCGTCTTGCAGCTTCACAGAGTTCAGTATATTGTAAGAGTAGATCACTTCGGGCATTGTTATCCTCATGTTTAGGCCACGCTATTTTACGTTTAGGTAATTCATCGACAACAAATATGACTCTAGATGTGAATCCTCCTTCGATAACTGAAGGATTAATATCAGTAGCGAGCCAAGTAGGAGTGCTTGCAGATATGAAAGAAATGTAGACATCACGTAACTCTACTTTATGATCATAGTTACCGGGACTATCTATAGAGGCTGGACAGTCATATAAGTCAGTAAGGATTCCAGGCATAGGCCGCATGTATCCCTCTCTACCAAGAATAGAAACCATTTCAGTGTATGATAAGTGAGCACTACATTCTCCTACTGTGTTGTATCGGTCTTGCAAACCATCGATGAAACCAGTTGGAGTTGTCCTAGCTGTAATAAGATTAACTCGCTGGTAATCTTTGATGATTGAACTAATGCTTTTGACAGCCGTTGTCTTTCTAGTTGTGCCTGATTCTGCTGCCAGAACAATGTACCAATTAAGGTAAACAGGAGCACGAGGACGATCAATAAATACACTCCTCCCAACCCCTGCACCAATTGCCCATAGACTGCACCAGAAATCATACGAGTATGATGTTTCAACTTCATACATATACTGCATGTAGTCATGAATAAATGTATTCTCTGGGGTTAGCTTTGCGTAGTTCATTCATTACCTTCTCAATACCAACAACTAGCTTTACACCTTTACTCATTTCATTAGTGTATAATGTAATTCTAGTTAATCTTTCATCTTTTTTGAATGGGATTATTGCATCAAAGGAACTAACTTTTATAAGTGTCTTTCCTCTTCGAACTTCTTTAATTGCTCTACAATCGTAATGAATATTTCTATCATTTGCATCTACAAATTCATATGTAGCAGCTCCTTTTTTAAATCCTATCTTCTCCCATCCAGGGTATAAGTTATGGTCCATAGCAAAGATTAGTTGTTGATTAAATACGTATACATAACAATCTACTCGACCTAAGATACCAGTTCGCTTACTGAATCCATTGTGGGTAGTGTGTAGTCCGCTAATGTGCTCCATCTATGTATTCCTTTCTCATCAGGCTCACTGATCTTAAAGTCTGTGAAGATAGTAACAGGCTCACCATTAATAATGATAGGTTTATGTGCATACTTCTGCATGATACTTCTAACTACATCACCATGTTCAGGTTTGTGTAATGCAATCAATGCATCATGAATGTTCATCCAGATACGAGCTTCTTCTTTGGGCCAATCAGGATCTTCTTCACACTCATAGATGATAGATGATACCTTATCTCCGATAGTAGATTGTGGTCCGAATGCTATAACACTGTCCATTGAATCATCAGTTAGTGTTTCAAGGAAGATCATTCTTCTACCGAGTGGAGTGAATAGCATTCTGTTCTGTTTGACTTCAGAGATAATTCGCTTCCACGCTTCTTGAATTTCAGGGTAAGCTCTGTGATAAGCGGCGAAGGCTTCAAAGGCCATGTTAAGAGGAATGTCGCAGACTTCTGCCAACTTGGGTGCTTGCATTCTATAGTTAAGACCGTGAACGCACCGCTTACCAAGGTATCTTTTAGTAGGTTGTAGATCCTCGGTCCAATCGCTTGTTGGAATATCATCATAGCTGAGCTTGAAGATACGCGAAGCGTTTCCTCTATGGACATCAAAACCTTCCTCTGTTTCTGCTCGCTTGAAAGTCTCGATAAGTCCGTGTACTCTCCAAGAGTGTGCAACAACTTTAGCCTCCGCTTGTCTTAAGTCAAAGTAACTGAGTTCATACCCTGGGTCTGCTATGAATGTGGGGTACACTCGATGTGGTTGGTTCTGTAAGTTCTCTCCACTCTTCCACATATTAGATGCAGATGATAATCTACCTGGAGCTTTCTGCGTACCATATTGTTTATACTCTGATCTAGACTTACCATCAGGATCTACTATTGATGATGTATAAGTAGATTGAAACTTCATCTCTTCCTTTAACTTATCAATCATGTTAAGCATATCAATACATTCAGGAGATGTATTAGGATGGTCTTTCATTCTCTTCCTGTTGTATTCATCAGTCTTTACTCCTCTACCTATCAAGCCAAGCTTAGAAAAGTATAGGTCTTTCATTTGTTTATATGAATTGATATTAGGTTTAAGATCTGGATCGCCGGTAATTAATGCTACTTGATCATAGAACTTTTCCATAAGTCCTTCGATGTCTGATAGTAAATCATCATTAACTTTATCTTTCATTCTTACATCACGTAATACACCTGATACTGTCATACGTATAAGGTGTGGTTGTAATCTCATTACATGATTAAAGAAGAAGTCATCTAGCTTTTGATCTTGTAACTCCTTATGTAACTTATCGTGAGCTGCCCAAGTGATACAACAGTCCTTAACATTGTATTCCCAAAACTGGTTGATGTTACCATCCTCTCTCCATGTCTTTCCTTCGTCTTTGTAATATGGATGGTTCGTATATTGTGCGGTGAGATACCCCAAGTTATGCGGCATTGTTGGGTAGAGAGTGTGGTGAGCAAGCAACGTATCGAACCAAATCTTATGTACACGTATCCTATCCTTATACCAGAGCCAGTAGGAATCAAAGGTTCCGTTCTGTGCTATTAGATTCAACTCAGATGTAGATAAGAATTGTTGGATCTTGACGCGAAGCTTCTTTTCTTCTGCCAAGCTAAATCTATTCTGTTTCTCATCTCGAAAATTGATGCATATTCCTTCGTGAGCATTGTTTGCAAAACCAATACAAGCAGTCTCTCCTGCAATCGTCTCAATATCGAATGCGATTGGTTTCTTTTCATCAGAAAGCATATCGATAAAGTGAATAGCTTCATCTGGACTGGGGTTAGTTCTCGGAACGATGATATGAGGTTCGAAGTTTCCATCTATTACCCTTCGTAGTTTGTTAATGTCATACTTAAACATTGGTTCGTTTCGGAGATCCCGCAAGATAAGAGCAGGGTTAAAGGCAAAGATGACCTTAACATCTCTTCGTTGGTGTCCGACTTTACAATCGATAACACTGCCTCTCCAATTGGTGATTCCCCATTCTCCGAGTAAGGCATGAAGGGCATAGTTACCGAGACAGAGTATCCATTTGACATTAGGAAGTTGATCAAGTTCCCAATCAAGTAATCCTTCCCAATGATCAAGTTCTGCTGCTGGCACAGGTCTACGAGCTTCTGTCTTAGAACTGAGAGAGACTTGCCGTTTAATAACGTTAGTAACATAGCAGTCCTTTCTAGTTATATCTTCGCCACGTAGTGTTGTCCATAACTTCTGGCCTGCTCCTCCTACCATAGGCATCTTCATAGTAGCTTCTCGATCACCAGGAGCTTCTGATAAGATAACTAGTTCTGAGTTAGGATTACCACTAGAGGGGCAGTCTACTTTAAGTCCTGCGGCAGATGCTTTCTTTGAGAACTCTCCAAGTAACCATGATTCTTTTACCTCCTTGGTATCTGCCATGTATTCATTGTCCTTTCTACTTGTAAAGTGTACATCTCCATATCGAACTTGTTATCTATCTCAGTATGCTCTATACCTAGTTCATTAAATGGTATAGGAACTCGATAGTCTCCATGATCACCATAGTTATACCCCTCTCTTATAATATGTATGCCAAAACAGTTCTGCCTGCCAACAGCCTTAATCATGTAAGGTATCTCAGGACCGTAACCATCTGAGAATACTACAGTAGGTGCTATATTATCTGACATAGATCTTACTGCTATCTCTCCCATAATGTCATCACCAAATAGATCAGCTAGCCATTTGTAACAACTAATCTGTACCGTTCTAGGTGTCAGTCCTCTTAGTAATGGTTGTGGTGTGTCTCTTCCATCAGTAACCATTTTCTTCTGAGTATTTATACCTACCTTAAATATAGGATCAAAGATAGATTTCAATGGAGCAGAGAACTTCATATGTACTGCATTGTATTGATCACATATAATCTTTGCAGCAGTATCCTTGCCACACCCAGGAGGACCATTAAGAATTATTACTGTCTTCATCTACAAGAGTTACCTTTAATTCCTTAAGTGCACAGTACCGTTTTATGATTTTAATTGCTAAGGCTCTGTCATCTAGTATCCAGTCCCATATATCAGACTCTTTTTCTGTTAAGTGAATAGCTGTTATATCTATAATATCTCTAGTTCTACAATCAATTAGTCCAAATACTTTTGTGGGGTATATTTCTGTCATTAGCTATCTCCCTTCTTATATAAACTAAGACTCAATGCACGCTGATCAGTTACTAGTATCACTTTCTTCTTAGCTCTCGATATACCAGTGTACAAGTTCTTCCTATTCAAGTTGAATGCTCTAGACTTGTTCATTACATACACTACTGTATCGTATTCAGATCCTTGAGACTTATGAGTTGTAATTACATAAGCTAGATCTAGATCCTTCTGAGGATTAATAATTGCTGTGCCTCTAGTAGTATCTACTTCCATAGCCATAGGAATATCTACTACTTTATCTCCAAAGTCTACAACTACTACTCCTAGATCACTAGCTTCTTTAACTACACCAGATTCTCCATTGAAGATACCTAGATCATAGTTGTTTACAGTGAAGATAACTTTATCACCTTGATATACACGAAGGAATTCCATATCCTTCACCCATTTCTGTCTCTCAAGTTCTACATATGGTTTATCAGCAGGCTGTAGAAAGGATTGAATCTGCATGTTCAATGCTTGAGTACCAATCCAACCTATGTTAGTAGGTGATATGATCTGATGTTGTATAGTAGCAAAGTCAATGCCTTCTTCTAAGCTATCCATTACAATGCCAGTTACTTCTTCAACAGGCTTCTCTGTTATCTTCATTTGAAAGTCTTCAGTACGTCTAGGCATCTGGCCTTGTGTAATGAGCCGGCCATTCGTAATGATATTACTTCCTTCAGCTTGTCGATGTATCTTATTTAGAATGATACCATCGAATCGTGCAAGCATTTCTTGGAAAGGAGATGGCTGTTCTCTTAGTCTCTTACTAGATTCAATTGGTTGTAGTTGATTGACATCCCCAAACATACGAATACATCCACTACGCGGTAGTGCATCTAGTAAGTTTCTATGTACTTCATGATTGCACATAGCATACTCATCACCTAATACTACATCGAATTCAATTGGATTAAACTTGTCTCTCTTAGGTTCAGTAGTACGTAATGGTTTACCTGTCTTCTCGTCTAGCTCTCCTGGGTGTGGGTATTCTAGTAATCTATGCTGTGTCATCGCCTGGATACCAGTAGCTTCTGTTATCCTTTTAGCAGCCTTACCTGTTGGTGCACACATAACTACTCTGGCACCACTATCAGTTAGTTCCTCATAAGCAGTCTTCATGATAGAGGTTTTACCTGTGCCAGCAGTCCCACTAATAGGAACTATTCGCTTCTCTCTATCAACACATGATTCAATTGCTTTTAGTTGGTCTTCATCCCATTCCATTAACTTGCCTCATCATTTGTAGAGTGCGACTCCCTATGTTTCTTCATAACTTGAGCAACACTCACGATTATACATCTGGCAAAGAGTGAGCCAGTAATGCCTAGTTGTTTTGCTTCATCATGTATTAGATTGTATTCATCTTGTGAGCATCTGAGACGGAAGTTGGCACCTGATGTTGTTGAGAATGGTCCTAGTCTACGTTTTTTTGAATCTTCAAGGGGTATTGGGATCGTTATTAATATCGGGGGGACATATGTCATTCAATGGTTTCCGTGCTTGTTCATCTTTGATTTTCTTAGCTCGTATATGTGATATAGCTATAACTGCATCAGTACAAGTAAACTGTCTGTTAGTAATATCAACTTCACTAGCTCCACAATGAATGCAGAACTGTGTAACTAGATCTATACTATGTTCCATTGATAACATATAGCACACATTCCATTGTGTGTCAAGCACAAAAAAAGAGAGGAGCCTTTCAGCTCCCCTCTTCCATCCTCACGGTCTGACGTGATAGTTAGGCGACGGTTACACGGGTGTAAGTCGCGGATTCTGCACCCTCCATAGCCTCTAGAGCCTTGCCACCATCGCGAGTAGCCGCTAGGCAAACGAACTGTTCCTTTTTGATGTCCATGGGATTTCCATCAGCATCGAGGACTTGAAACACTACGAGTAGGGGGCGGGAAACTCCTTTACCGCCTTTACCTGAAGCTTTACCTTCAGTCTTATCATCAGCCATTTTGCATAATTCCCTTTGTTGGGGTTAAAGTCAACTCACTTAACGCATTTACTATACTAAAATAGTGGGAGAGGGTCAATAGATTTATTAGATCTCAACAAATAATAAATTCAAACCCTCTCCCTATCATGAAGCATTGCGTGCCTATGCTTCACGAACCTTCTTGATCTCAGGACGCTGTACACCTTCATATTCTGAGGTATCAACTTCCACAATGCATTCCATGCCGACCCATTCGGACGTATCGACTTTCTTGCTTAGTTTTCCGCCGATAGCCTCAATGAATCTCCGACATCCAAATCGTGCATTTGGATTATCTTCTAGTGATACACGACGATAAATGATTGTAGTCCCATCAGGATTTCCCTCTTCAAAATCTGCTGGATACTGATCGGCTCCAATATGGAAAGCAATCGCGGCATACTTTGTGTCCCGTTGAGACATCTTTACTTCTACTTCACGGATAGTACCTAAATAGTCAGCAGGTGGTAAGGGCGGTGGCTGTTCTTGTTTGGATAGATCAACACTAAATTCTACAATACTAGGAATGTCATCAGACATATTAGTTATCTCCTTTGTTGATATTGATGGGGAAAAGAAGGGAATGATATCAGATAGTACGCATACTTACAAGTCCCTTTATCTTGTATGTACACGCCTTTACACCACAAGATGCTGTGTCAAGTGGAATTAATAGGAAAGAAATGATCGTGAAATAGTTTTAAAGCCTCTTGCTGCTTTGAAGCACTTTCTAAGTATTCTAAGTTATCATCTATAGCATTTTGTTCTGCTAATTCATATACTATTTCTATTGCGTCTTTTATAGTCATGGTAAACCTATCTTTCTCTTATCGTTATCTATCCATCTTTGATACCATTCTGTAATACCTTCTCCTTCAAAGGTATCAGCATTATAATCTAGATTAAATTCTGGATCACCTGATGTAATAAACATTCGAGACTTCATAGGTTTACGTGCTCGACAGTTGCGTACAGCTATTCGTCGCTCTCTACCTGTATCAGTTAAGTTCCAGATCTCTGAGATCTTAATAGGTAACTGCTCATTAAGAGATGATCCTAGCATGATAGAGATATACATTACTATACCTTGATCATTAGTAACTGGCTTATCTTCATGTGCTATAAAGATTACATGCCTATTATGTTGAGCAGTTACCTTGAGTATCTCTCGTACTGCTGCTGTAGTCCATGTATTCTTATTACCATATCCTGAGAAGCCAGGATCTTCTAGAGTAGAACTCTTACCTTTAGTAGTTCTGCGAGCTTCTACTACACCATGTACTAATGCTTTTTCTCCGAATGTAGTAAGACTATCAAACACTACTGTCTCTATATCAGGATTATCTTCTAACATTTTAGATAGCTTTAGAGGATTCTCTTCACGAAACTTCATTACAATATTATTAGGTTCATCTGATAGATCTAATACTAGTATATCATCTCTATTAGTTAGTGATGAAGTGCCATCAGGATCAAAGTTTATCCATAACTTTTTTCCTGGAGCCGTAGCTGCAAGGGTCGTTTTACCTGATCCACTAGAACCCCATAGCATTAGTGAGAATCTACTTGCTGCATTCTGTGGAGTTTGTAGTGTCTTACCTCCTAGTGTTAACTCTGTAGGCTTATCAGTCATGTCAGTGGATTCCATTCATCTTCTTCCATCATAGCCAACACATCTTCTTTCTCACTTAATGTAGGTGATGCACAAAGAGGAAGGAATGAGCAACTACGAAAGTATCTGTTACATGAGTGTGTATACATAGGAGCTTCTAGTGGTGTATCTTGATACTTGATCATAATGCCAGCAGAATGAACAAACCATTCGGCCCACTTTTCAACCATATAAGGCGTGCGACGTACATCATCAACTCGAATACCAGTACTGGGATCACGACCAATTGGAATACGCATACCACTAACTTCAGCATCAAAGCATTCCTCCTGTGTAAAGGTACTAGCTGCTACTGTATAGCCTGTTATCTGATGACTAGTAATCCATTGAGCTAACCATGCTTCGTCTGGTCTTGCAGCAGTTTTTTCTTCTCTAACTCGAAGTCTTTTATTTTTGATAAGTAGACCGTCGAGAACTCCTGTGAACCTACATGTAAGTATGCATGTTTCATTAGGTTCAGATAGATCTGTTCCATATTCGAATCGGGCCACAATGTTATAGGGTATCTCAATGCCAACATCGGACAGTGGGTCTGACTCATCTCTAATCCAAATTGTACATCTATCCATGTCGTATCTATCAATGTAGTACACGATAGACTCACTGATATTCGAGATAGTTCGTCTAGTGTCATTAATATCATCATAGAAGTCTGAAAGTTCAAGAGCCGTGGTGGAAAAGTTAATAAGGTTTGTTCTATCTGTCGCACTATTAGACGTCGATGCAAGCATTTGGTTAAATCGATCCGTCCCAAAGAGTCGAATACCGTGGGTGTTCGCAACTCGATTGAGTATTTCATTATCTCTGCATTGTCTAGAATAAAACTGCCACCACTTGATTGCTGCGAAACATTCATGTGCTGCTCCTCCTGCTTCTAATGCCATTTGTCTTTCACTTCCTGGCATCTTTTTGTGTTTACGATAACGTATTACTCCCCAAGTAGGGCAGGTATTGACTGCTGATAATGCTGTATGATCAAAAGCAGGTAGTAAGTTATCCTCTTCAGTAGTTGCCATTCTAGTATTAAGAGAGATAAGTTTAAAGTTACTCATAGAAATTCTAGTCTTGCCATTAAACTAGTTGTCGAATTCGTCTGTTCCATGATTCTTTCCTTTGATTTGATCTGTTATTGATTGCTGTTTCATATTCGCAGCAACATCTGTTAGATCTGTTGTAATGTTAATCACTTGA